CTGATCCTTCTAATGTTTGGAGTGCGTTAGTGACAATACCTGTAATACCATTCACAAGTCCGCCAATACTCTCACTCTGATTTATTTGATTATTATACTCAACGCTAGTCTTTTCGCTAATATGGAGCTGAATTCTACTTGGGTCGATCTCCTCATGATATACCGTTTCATATATCTTAGCAGCTAACCTAGTAACTGATTCTTTAATACCTGTCATAAAACCAGTCACCCTACTATTAGCTCTCTCACTCTGTTGTAGGATCTGCCACTTACTACCACTCGTACTATCCAAGATTGTTGCTGGGATACCGAGAGGACTAAGTACATTACTCCTACAGTTATCAAGGTTCTGCATAAGATCTAGTAGTTTATCACTGAGTTTATCTAGTGGCAACATACTATTCTTATTACCAATTGTTGAGTTATAGTCTGGTAAAAACTTAGCTGATTGACTGAGTGTATTTTCCAAGAAAGACACCGCATCAAATTGACTTGTTAAGAATGATGCTAGCTCATTTGTATTATTAGCCAGCTTAGTAGTTCTTGCACAAATCTCATTGGCTGTCTCAAGTGGAGTCTGCTTATCAAATTGCAGTAAGAAAATCTGAATACTTGATATATCCCTCAATGAAATAAGTGATACAAGTAGCTCTTTGATAACCAATTCTTTCACCTTTAAGATAGATGAATAGAATAATGGCTCCCCTGCTAAGTATGAACAAGTCTTAAGTACCTTCTCTATATTATCCTTACCGCTCGTCTTTCCAAAACTAGGCTTTATTGTGTGATTTTTATTTTCCCAAGATTCATCAAGGTCATTTTCAAGGCGTAAGTTAATAGAGCCTAACATAAATGCACTCTCTGATGGAATTTCATAGAGCTTATTATCAGAACCCCTAGTAATATAAGAATCCACTGTATCACCTGTCTTGTCTTTCTTCTTCTTGAGCACTACACTAACTGGATCATTAATCTCCTCAAATCTAAACTTAAGGTGACCAAGTTCGTCCTTAGTATTCATCAACATACTAGTATAGGACCCGTGAAATACAACATCCTTAACATGACTCCTTATGTAATCATAGATCTTTAAGTCATTGATTAGTACTTCATTTATCTTCTCAGTCTTAAACTCGTCTGCTGCCTCATTATTTTCATCCATAATAGTGACAGCATTTCTACCCTCACCTAAGAAGTTAATTATGTAGTCAGCAAAAAAGTTAGTAGCTAATTTTACAACATCTAATAACTGATAACTCTTGAGCTCGTCTGATCTTTCGTAGTAACCAGACATTAAATTACTAGGTGATGCATTTCCAAGGAGAGGTGATTTTCTCTGACTACCACCAAACCTTCCACCACCAGTTGATCCAATTTTACTATAACCAGAACCACTATTGAAGATGTTAGATCTCAATGGAACTCTTGATGAACCAACTGAGAAACTACCAAACATCTTCTCAAAAAAACCTTCGTGCTTCTTCATTTTCTCTATAATTTTATTTTAGTTCCCAAAGCCTAATCGAATAGTAGATAACATAAATTATCACTTTGGGATATAAACCAAACCCTAAAAATTACTTCTTAGAGTCTTTGTTTTTACCTAATAACTTACTAGCACCGCCAGCAACAATAGAAGCTGCTGCCAAACCTGCTGCAGTGTTTAATGCCTTCTTACCGTTACCTTTGAAGCGAACATCACCATTCTTGAAACTTCTCTTGATTAGATCAG